GTCCTCCTTCTCTCAGAGCCCAAGAGAGAGTATTTTTGCAACAACAATGTCATTTAAGAAACAAACAACACAAAAAACGGCGAGACGCGCGCGACGCGGGCGCCCACAAAAGAAAAATCAAAAAAAGAGTTCTTCTTCGCAGGAGCCACGTGCCCCGAAGAATGCCCACAAAAAGAAAAACAAAAAACAGAAAAATCAGAAAAATCATAAAAATAATTTAACCAAAAATCCTGAATTAGTTAAGACTTTAGGCGAGCACGACGCGTTAACCGCTTGTGCATTCGTTCTAGTACGTGTTTATAAACTATTTAATATCTGCGAGCCGGAACCCTCCACAACTAACAAGGTCGTTGAGACCACTGTAAGGAACTGGTTAAGGATGTCTGAAGATATAGGCTGGATCAAGTTTGTTAAGTACAAGCTTGCAGCCTTCTTCGCTCATCACCTGGGCCAGGCCCTCCCCGAAAAGCCATCAAGTAAACTTGATGATGACCTTCCAGGAGTGCTGTTGGGAGGAGTATTCCATCGCTCATGCCGAGCCTTCTTCAATCGTCACAAGATGATTAAGGAGGATGCTGACCTCGATTTGGTTAGTGCCGGCGACTTGCGTCGTTGTACCCAGCGACTCGAGTTCCTGTCTACCGTCCTAAACTCAAAGGGCGGTATGCCTCTTGCCTCTCTCGACGAGAAGGCAGCAAAGGTCGACAAGACCGTGACTAAACTAACAACCCCGGGGGAGCCGAAGAAAGCTCCTGAGGACGCTTTCCAAGTGTCCTGGGCGGATCGGAAGAAGGGTATTAATTACGAACTCAATGACTTCGCACTGTGCGACGAACTTCGTCGTACTGTGAGAGAAATCTTCAAGGGTGTAAAATATACTTACTCCGACCGGACCCGTTTGTTGTTCCCGAGTACCCGCTCTAACTCATACAGTAGTATGGCCGAGGGGGGCACCGTAGGGACCCTCATGGAAAAGAAAGTTCTTGATGAATTTCGAGTTCCAGGGGGGCCGATGGGCCCGATCCAAAAATTGGATCAGGCCTACCGGACCGAAGAGGGAAGTGAAGTCACAGACAGTTCACAGGGCATGATTGATAATAAATTACCATACTACACCTACGACAGAGACGCCCTTAAGCGAACCTATACAGAGGCATGGCAGAAGCTGCTTCATCTTGCAGAAAAGGAAGAGGCACTAGTTAAGCCGGTAGGACTCCTTGAGGCTCTGAAAATCAGAGTCATCTCGAAGGGTCCACCATTGACTTACATGGTGCTCAAATCCCTGCAGAAGAAGCTTCACGCCGTACTCCGTCATGAGAGATGCTTTCAGCTTGTCGGCAAGCCCGACGACCCCTGGGTTCTCCAAGAGATCCTAGGCAAGCTCCAGGCCGAAGGAGAGTACTATCTTAGTGGTGATTACACCGCAGCAACAGACAACTTTCGGACGCTCGTATCAAATACGATTGCGGACGAGTTATC